CAAGACGGGCAGGAGTACTTGAAGTTGTAGGTGAGTTCAGGAATGCTCTTGATGTATTCCATCATTCTGGCAAACTGATCTGGCAACAGATTGTCAACAAAGTCAGTGAGTTCCTTTGGATTGATGTCTTTGGCTTCATACACCTGATCGTTCATGATTACGGATTCGATGCAGCGTTTTGCGAGATCAAACGCGATTTCCACTTCGTTCTTGTTGTAGTCAATGTCGTGAATTGATGGATACCGCAACACGATGGAAAGATCATCCGTTATCTTCACCATAGAGTCAACGGAATCCTTTTCCATTTGCTTTACGGTTATCTCGTCTAGTTTGATCTTGATGTTTGTTTCTTTTCCGCAGTTGGTGCAAGTCACCTGTGGCTTCACTTCTTCGCCCACGGACTTTGCCCTAATCTGCAAGAAAGCGTATTCCGCGTCAGCGGTACATAACTTGCGCGTATCAAGCGTGGAGTTCGTGCAGGCGGATATCACATTCCGCATGGACTCGTTGATTTGGTTCATGTCCTTCGATTGGAGTGCCAGTAGAAGAATTTTTTCTTCTCGCACCACGAACGGACGGAACTTCACCACGATCTTGGACACGGGAAGTGTCATGGTGTACTGTGGCAGGGACGCATTAACGAGATTCAATTGAGTCATGGTAATCCTTTGTCAATGTAGGTATTGTATTTATCGCTGATCGGGTGGTGCTATTCTTCCACCGTTAAGTAGAGTGAAAGCGGTCTGCGGATCGTAGAAGCCGTCAACTGTGCCATCATTACCAACGCGGCTGACTCGTCCTCCGTTGTTCACGAAACTCATGGATCTCTGCGGAGATGGAGGACCAACCTCTTCGGCTGGTGCTGGAATTCCGATGTACTCGGGTGTGTACTTTCTGTAGGATATGGTTACATCCTGCCGCATGAATTCGTTGTCTTTGTCGTAGCCCATTTGCAGATCACCAATGGTTTTGGGATACGCTTCTTCTATGATGAATCGGTGAGTTATGGCATCGGACTTGTTTATGACATTCACTATGAGTGTAGAGATGTAGTCTTCGTAAAACGAGAACTTGTAGTTCAGCCTGCTGTTGATCATGTCCATCCATGTCTCGAAAAATGCTCGCTCTCGCAAGTCTTCAGATAGAATCACGGACAGATTCAGTTCTCCGCTGTAGATGGGTTCATACGGCATATTTCGCGCAGGACCGTAGAACCGATACGGTGTGGTCGAGAATGATCGACCAGGAACAGTCACGGCATCACAGCGGATAGCCAGTCGCTGTGCATCATATGGACTTTGATTGGGATAGATTTTTGGATAGTTGATCATCACCTCATAACGGTTGCTGTATGCAAGACCCGTTGAGGTGATATTTTCAACCAAGGCATTGATGTTTGATGGGATGTATGCCATTACCTTCCTCGTTTAATGACTTGTTCTTTGCTGTCTCTATACACTGTTACAGGTTTAGCATTAACGAATCTGAAGGTGTTTCCCTCAACCATTTGCTCCCACAGATCAAACGGAACTATTACGGGTCGCCGCATCATGCCTTTCCATGAGTATCGTCTGTAACACGGACGGAAAAACTTGAATTGGCGTCTTGCTTTCAATCGGTCGTAATCAACTAGTACTCTGTTTCTCCACTCTACTGATGCTTTCACTACAGGCAGGTCGCGCATGATCGTATCAAACAGGAACTTCCTGTAGTCTGGATGTATGAAGTGAAGGTTGATGCCTTCAAATCCTCCTCTATACACATCGGTGATGAGTACCAACGGAAAACGGTCGTAGTATGTATTTCTTGAAATAAAAGATTGGCTGACGGGATCGTACTTGAAGAAAATCATCTGACCCTGAAAGAGTCGTGAGGGAATAGACAGCCTGCCGTTGTCCTGCATGAGTTTCAGAAATTGAATATAAGTCTGATCTGTTGCGCCCAGTGCGGCAGTTGTTTCTTCTAGCAGCACTTGGAGTTCTTGGGATAGATCACTCATTGTTTTTTCCCAAACAGATCGTCTTCAGTCAATATTTTGAATTCCCACCCCCGTGCATCGGATACTCGTTTTGCGGCTTCCCATTTAGCCTTGTTTGTGATCCATGTCTTTACTTCGGTAACATATCCCCGAGTGACACGGGTGCGTTTCTCGGGTTCTTGACACTGCTTCTTTGGCTTGATTTCCACCAGCCAGGTCTTTACTCCTGCGGGAGTTCGTATCTCTACCAGAAAGTCTACGAAGTACCTGTGCTGCTTGTGATCCACGGGGCTTGTGTACGGTATGACCACCTCTTCGGATGCCCACCGCAGCACATTGGGACTTGTGTCGCAGTACTTCATGAATTTTCTTTCCCACATACTACGGTAGACGATCTTCATGGGATCGCCTATGTACTTGGTTGGATTCTGTGGTCGAAAAATTCCTTTGTATGCCATACATAAATATGTAGCCAACTTTCCAAGAGGAATCCCCGCAGATGTCATCCATACCAAACCAATTCATACGACCTCCAGCGGTTCCTATTGCAAGCAATGGTGTTCCACTGTCGCCTGTTTACGCCACAAACAGAACAGGCAACTACGCAAAAGACTTCTTTAATTCACAAATTCAAGACAATGTTACGCAGGCACTAGAGGGAACACCGAAGACGCAGCGGGGTTCCCGTTCTCGTCCGTCTATTTTGAGATATCCCGCCGATATCGGTACAGGTCAGGTTCCCCATGTCATGCAGTTCAAGGCGTTCTGGCGATTTGAGCCACAAGACCTGAAAGAGAATTCCAGCCGCATAAAGGCGGAATCTGAAAAGGTTGTTGCTGGACTTCAAACTCTGTCTGGATTGATTGATGAAAACGGCAACTTGGATGGAGAGATGCTGAAGAACAGTGGATTGGAGCAGAGTGAAATTGCTGCTCTAAAGGAATTGGCAAACGACACCAATCTACTGAAGGTGGTGAACCCTGCCATAAACGATAATCTTGCCACCATGCTGTCATCCAATCCTGGCAAAGCAAAGCAAGTTCTTGAGCAGACACTTTCCACATATCAGACGCGGCTCACGGACATCAGTGCGGATCTCGACAATGGAATTGGGAGAGTTGGCAAAGACGACCAAGAGCGTTTGCTTGTACAAAACCGTTTGAATGAAAGTATTGAAGGCGTTGGAGTGGGAGAAGCCGCTGCCAAGAGCGGAGTAATCGGCTCTTTCCTTGGTGGTCTTGCTGGCTTGGTGATTGGGCGCAGTGCAAAGAGTGCAATGATTGGTGCAGCGGTCGGGGGCGGCGGTGCTGCTCTTGCTGGTGCTGCTGCAACTGGTGTGGCTAAAGGCTTCAAGAATGACGCTGTGTATGATCAGATGGTGTCTGTGTATTTGCCGTTCTGTACAAAGGTCAACAACGAGGACACATTTCAATACGAAGACACTTCACAGGCACTGATGCAGGGTATTGCTAGTTTCGGACAAGACGCACTAGATACGACTCGTCAGGCTGCTTATGTTGGAGCAGAAAAAATTGGACAGAAACTTGGTGTGGGCGGTGCAGTCGGAGCAGGCACGGGCAAAGTAGTTAACCCTGTCATCGAAAAACTGTTCAAGCAGAAAGACTTCAGAAACTTTGCTTTTAGTTGGGAGTTTTATCCTAGAAGCAAGCAAGAAGTGGATCAGATCCGAGACATCATCGAAACCTTCCGATATCATGCACACCCATCACGCGATTCAGACACAGACAAGTCTGAAGAGAGCAAGGTGGAAGTTATTCTGCGTGTTCCTGCTGAATTTGAAATTCGATTCCTGTCTACCAATCCTAATCCCAATCAGGCAGGTTTCGTAGAGAATGAGTACCTTCCCAAGATTGCTCGGTGTGCGCTCAATTCCATTTCGGTTGACTACACTCCAAACTCCATCTACAGTTCCTTTGTGGACAACTCACCCACTGCGCTGACGCTGACGCTACAATTCAGCGAAATGGGTCTGCTTACCCGCGAAGACATCAACAAGGGCTTCTAATGTACTTCTCAAAGTTTCCAGTATTGCAGTATCCCGTAAAGGACGGTTCGCTCATTCGCTATGCGTATGTTCGAAACTTGCTACGAAGAGTCTCTTTGAGTGAAGACATCAAAAGCGGAGAAGGTGTATTCCTCACATACAACATCAAGGACGGCGAGCGTCCTGAACATATTGCAGAACGCATCTACGGAGATCCAAGTTTTCACTGGCTCATACTAATCACGAACGAGATAGTTGATCCGTATCACGGTTGGTACAAGCCAAGCAGCGTGATGGAAGACTTCATTCAGAAGAAGCACGGAGGCTACAGCGTTTTCATTGGAACAACGGCGGGAAATTTCTTCTATAGCGATAAAATCGCAACAGGCTCCACTCTTACACAGGGCGGTGTGGTGGGATCTGTGAAGGACTACCACGCAAGTATGTGCAAACTTACCACGGATGCTGTCGGGTTTGAGGAGGGAGATGCTACACTAGGAGTTTCTGGCGGTGATGCGTTTACCGTCAAAATCTACAAAGTGAAGCCCTCGTACATTGCAGCACACCACTTTGAAATTACTCGTCCAACAGGAGACTGCGGAGCAAGTGAGTCCATGACCGTTGATCCGTTGAGTCAGCAAAGTGCCAGTTACTCATTGCTAGGCGGTGTTGCTGGTTACTTGGAGAACGAATATCCACCCACATCAGGGGGTGTTCAGTACGCAGGATCGGGAACCGTTGATTTCGGTGAAACCTATATCGGTGGCTACATGGGAGTCTGTGCAGCAGATGTGGAAACATACGCTGTAACAAATTACGAATACGAAAATGAACTGAACGAAGACAAGCGAACCATCAAGATTCTGCACCCACGCTATAAGCGGTTGGCTGTTCAAGAACTTGAATCATTGCTGAGGGTGTAATCGTGGCAGGAATGAACAACGGCAACAGTCTCCACAAGCCAGGAGACTACAGGCTTCAGAAGTTTACCTTGACCTCTTTGGTGAATGGTACGCAGATTGATTTGTCTAATCTGTTCAATCGCATAGAGATTTACGAGGACTTGTTTTCTCCGTACCTCACTGCTAAAGTGTACATTGAAGACGCATACAATTTTCCCGAACGAATTCCCCTGTTGGGACAGGAAAAAATAGAGATATCCTTCAAGACTGATCTAGAGGCTTTGCCTGTGGTTGATCTTGTGCTGCGGCTGTACAAGTTTGATTCGCACAAGATAAGCGAAACGGGGAAGACACAGCAGTATGTTCTGCACCTGATGAGCGAAGGTGGATACTTTAATTACTCGCAGTACTGTGGATACGCAGTATCGGGTTCTGTTGCGGAGATGGTGTATACCGTTTTCAAGAAGCACTTTCCTGAAACACTGTGGGACGGAAGGCTTCAAATAGAACCAACAAACGACAACTACTCGTTTGTCCTTCCTGGTGCATACACTCCGTTCAAGGCAATCACTTGGCTTACATCAAAGGCGTATGCGTCTACAGGAAAACAATATAGCCCCTTCGTGTTCTATGAGACACTAGACGGACACCGATTCAAGAGTCTTTCGAAAATCATTGAAGAGGGATCGGCAGACACCGTTTCGTATCTGTACACACTTGGCAACATGAGGGCTTTGCCTGGTGAGCGTGAAATGACCAACATACCTGCTCTTGTGAACAGTCCACTCCCTACCCGATATCATAAGGTTCAGGAATTGGAGGAACTTGGTCGATTCGATGCCGCTTCCAATATCATGAACGGAGTGGTTTCTTCTAGAATGGTGGTTCACGATCTGCTGCGTAAAGAGCATCGTGATGTGCAATTCTTTGAGACTGAAGTTTTTGACGATATGCGTAAACTTGGAACCGAAAACCATTTCCGAGCGGAAGACACCGAGGCAGTAAATTTCTTGAAGAACGGTGCTGCATATTTCTATATGCCAACAACACCGTACACTATACACAATCAATCCAATCAAGTGGTGGACAATTTCAACACCGAGTCACTGTTCCTTGCCCGCAAGTACCACATGAACACATTCCTCACGCAGAAAATTGCCATGACTATTTTCGGAGACAGTAGAAAGCGTGTGGGAGACATCATCAATCTGTCTGTTCCGAAAATACAGAGCGATTCGGGCTTTCAGACCGAAAACGACAAGTGCTTTAGTGGCGACTACATGGTGACTGGAATTCGTCATACTCTGACAGATACCTATCAGTGCAAGGTGGAACTTTCTAGAAACGGCATGGGGGTGTAATGAAGGGCTTTTTAGGAAGAGAAGGTTTTGTGTGGTGGCACGGAGTCGTTGAAGATGTCTCCGATCCGCTGTACCTTGGTCGGTGCAGGGTGCGCGTGTACGGGTTTCATCACCACGACAAAACGGAACTACCGACCACGGCTCTTCCGTGGGCGTATCCTATGCAGCCCATCACATCTGCTGCTGTTTCGGGAATCGGTCAGTCTCCAACAGGACTGTTGGTGGGATCTCATGTGTTCGGGTTTTTCCGAGATGGAGATGAGGCTCAAGATCCTGTAATGATAGGTTCATTTGGTGGTGTTCCGATGAGACAAGCGGACACCTCTATGGGGTTCAATGATCCAAGTGGTCGGTATCCCGCAAAACAGAGCGATGTGGACACACAACAGTTTCCACTCGGTGTTTCTGTGATAGGAGAACAGGACACTAATCGTCTGGTCCGAAACAACGATGATGACCTAATGCAGTCCACTGTGGTGGCTAACAAGATGGCAACCGTGGACGCTGGAGTGAAAAGCACGCCAGATATGTCGGGCAAGTCACAGTGGAGCGAACCAACCACTCCGTATGCAGCAGAGTACCCAAAAAATCATGTGCGATACACCGAAAGCGGTCACATTGAAGAATACGATGACACGCCTGGTGCAGAACGAACGCACCAATACCACTCATCAGGATCATTCACGGAAATTGGAAATGGTTGGGAAACCAATCCTGATGGAACTCGCGTTCAGCGAATAGTGGGTGACGATTACGAAATCGTCCACGGAAACAAGAAGGTACACATCAAGGGCAACGAGGGATTGAATCTGGTAATTGATGGTGGAGTGAACATTACCATCAATGGTGGTGGAAATATTCAAATCAGTGGAAACACGAACATACTGGCAACAAACGATGTGAATCTGCAAATTGAGGGTTCACTCAAAGCGTCAGGAAAAACCATTGAGTTCTACGCGGACGGCGACATAGGCTTCTCTGGAAGAACCATCACATTCATAACCGATAGCAATGTAATGGTGATGCAGCAGGGCAAGCGAATCGAAGTGAACTCTGGTGAACCCGTTCTAAAGCCCAAGCGGGTGAATGTGACGGGTGGCTAATATGAGTACCCCGATGAACTACAGAGGACTGCATCGAAAGTATCAGGAGAACTCCTCTGAATATGTGGTGTATTTGTACGGTGATGTTGTGAAGAGAAACGGCAAATTTTTTGTGTGTGCGGTGGAGCAAACTTCAGGATACATTCCCGAAGACACGGATTCAGGATTCGATGTTCTGTCGTTCTATATTGATCCATCTCCAAACGATTTCATTGATGGAGGAGGATACTAATGCCTGGAATGGGAGTTTGTCGAGCCAATCTAGATACTGCTGGCGGCACAATTTTGGTGGGTAATCCCTATTTCTTTGTTGACGGTTTTGCTGTCTCGGTTGAGGGAAACCCTGTGGAAGATCACGGCAATAATGAACACGACAATGCCGTGATGATTCAGGGAATACCGTCATTCGTCATAGGTGGTATTCCTGTATGCACTATGGCTAGTCAGGCTAGTTGCGGACATACACCCACGGGTTCGGCTACTTTCTTAATTGGTTGAGGAGGAGTAAATGGCAGATCAGCAGTGTCCATGCAAGCAGAAACTAAGCGAAGGCGAGAAAGGAATTCTCAACTTCGGGATTTCTAATTTTGCTGATCTGGTTCGTGATCCCAATGCAGCAGCGGTTGGCGCGTTTCGCCAACTTGGTGGAGCAAACGCTACTCGGTTGACTTCCCTGATAGAACAAGCAGAAAATCCCAATGATGCGCTGTATTCCGCCCTGCCGTCCCTACAGGCAGTAGAGAACAAACTAGTGTCGCTTCAGGGTGTTGTTGACGGATTTGCGGCAGAGTCTGAAAGACTCAGCAATCCTCGAAACCTCATAAGCATAATCAGTTCACTTGGTTTGTTTGGTGAACTGAGTTGCGCTCTGGGGATTGAGGGGCTTGATATCGGTGTT